ATGGGCAAACGCCGCCGAAAAAGTTATCGAACCTGCTATCAAAATGGTCCAAAAACGTATGGGCGACAAAACCGGTCAGCGGGCAGAAGCCTGGCACACCCGACTCGTTTTGGCCACGTTTGGCACCAAAAGGTACGACTTCATCGCACAAGAAGCAGACCCCGAACTTGCGAAGTTGGCCGAAGAGATACAAAAAGCGTGGTTCACGATACTCGACACGCGCAACGACGGCCTCATCGCACGGGGAGGGTTGGACACAAACCACTACAACAAGTCTCTAATAAACAGCCCTATGGGGGGGGTCGGCGGTAAAAACCCTCCCGAGTCGCAGCTGCCACGCGGCTTCATGGGTTGGGAAATTCAGGAGATGATTCCCGAATATCTTGAAGCGTTAATGGACGCGAGCAAGGGTGGCCGTAGCGCCCTGCAAGTGTTCAAGGGCCTCAACTATGCGTTGAACGACGCCGCAAAAATCCCCGAAATGGCGGCACAGTTTAGCGCACAATTCGGCCACCGTTCTTTCGGGTACCTCACAGTAAAAGATGCCCTGGCGGCAGGTTTCAAACAAATAAAAACGGGGCCAGAAGCTGGTACTTTGGCACGCTGGTTAGATGAGGGGCAAGCCTACCCGCCAGAATTTATCCGCCAAATGGGAAACCTGCAAAAATTCCTTGACTTCGAGACCCGGTTCAAAAAGGGTGGAATGCGTAAAGTTATAGGCGCAACGGACAAAATAACATCCGTGATGAAATCTTCGCTCACCATTTGGCGTCCAGGACACCACGTTGTCTCCGCAGGCGGTGACGCGCTTATGAACCTACTCGATGGGGTTGTCAGCCCGTACCGTTACCACCAGTCAATGCGAATCATGCGTTCCGCAGGGCAATTCCACAAGGGAACCTTCTTTGGGCGCGACAAAGGCGCAGAGTTCGGCAAATTTATGGGCGAATACGATATGGCCGCAACAGGCGGCAAAGGCATCGACGTACAAATCAACGGGGTCAACCGGACCGTCGCAGACGCGGACCTCTACCGCATGTTCAGCGACTCGGGAATACTCATTAACAACAACACTGCGGAAGACCTCCTCGCCATCGGTGACGAAATTAGTCTCTCCGGGGGCAAACTGAGCCAATTTTTCAGGCCCATTGTTAAAGCCAACAGGGCCCTGGGTGAGTTCAGCGCCCGACGTGACAACGTCCTCAGAATTGCACACGCTGTAGACATTATGCAAAGGCGCGGGTTCCGCAGTCTCGACGAAATGAAAGAAGTACTCACCCGCGAAATAATGGAATGGCACCCCACGTTGCAAACCCTGAGCGGGTTCGAACGGAAATACATGAGACGCTTGTTTTACTTCTACACATGGATGAGAAACGCGGCAAACAAAGTCTTCGAGACGGTACTTGAGAACCCCCGGTATCTAACAGTCGTCCCCAAAGCAAACATTGGTATCAGCGTTGGTATGGGCGGCGACCCGCAAAGCATGGGGCAGCCCATGCCTAATGACCCACGGTTGCCAGATTTCGCCTCCCGCAACATACTCGGGCCCGCCTGGTACGACGATGACGGCAACGTCGTCGGTGTTACCGTAAACTCACCGCAACTAGACATTTTCCAAGACTTGCTGGGTAAAATTTCTGTCGACCCCAACGTTTCGCTTAGCCGAAACTTTGTTGAAAACGCAAAACTGGTATACCGCGAGAACACTATCGGCTTTCTCTCGCCCATACCCAAGTTCGCCATCGAATCAATGACCGGTACCGAATACCAAGAATACGGGCAGGTCGGTATCAAAGACTGGGGCGAACACCTTATCGACCAGACCGGTTTGGGAATCATTTCAAGGGCTACAGGAACAGCACTCATCAACAACCAAGGGGTCCTGCAACCGCGCAGCGACCTCGAAGACATACCGGCAGAACAGGGCCAGAAACAGGCCAGGACGCTCTCTAACGCCATTACAGGGGCGAAATGGACCGAGTGGTCACAGTGGTACAAAGTGGCCGCGAGAGAGCGTAGAGAGCGTAACAGGGTATACCTGGAAGAATTGATGAAAAACCTCAACGGGTAATGTAACATTATATTATTATGACATTCGAAGACTCACTAAAATTTGGCTACGATTACGGCCCGCTAATAGCCGGAATTGCCATAATCATCGCATTAATAACATTTTTCGTAAAAGCATGGCCCACCATCAGTCAAATGGTTGAAATAGTGAACACCATCTCAGAACTACCAGACACAATAGAAAAACTTCATTTAGAAATAAAAGAAATACGCAAAGAAGTACTACCCAACGGCGGCACTTCCCTCCGAGACGCCGTCAACCGCACAGAAGACCAGCTCAAAAAAGTTGCTCTTCTTGTCGCAAAGCACGAAAAAGAAATAAGTCAAAACTAACCAACGCTAGACATCACGGCAGCCCCCACACGTGTCTTAGATTTCTGCCACTTCCCACAAGCCTGACACTGGTAACGGTGATACTCGGCTGTCAAAGTTTTAGAAACACCACGCCTCTGCAGCGACCCGGAACCACAATTGACGCAACCCTCAGGTCTGCCCTCATCTAAAGCCACGCTCGGGTGACCCTTAATCCACGGCAAAAACTTTTCATACAAATCAACCAACAAATCAACATCCTGGATTTGATACTTTTTCATCTCCCGCCAAGCCTTATCGTTACCGGCCATACAATCAATCCACAACTGGAAGCCCGAATGTTTCACTTTCGCGCCAACACCCAGCCGCTGAGAAACATAATCCAGTTTGTTCGAAGGGAAACGAAACTGCGACCTGGCAACCCTCATCAAATCAACATCTTTAGCAGGGGACGGCGGTAACATTCCGGCCTCCAAAAACTCGCGCCGAATATGTTTATGGTCAAACCCGGCACTGTTCCAACCCACCAGAATATCCGCCTCCTCCATTATTTCATGCAGGGCTTCCAACATTGCCATCTTGCTATCATGGTGCACAGACTTAAAAATAACTTTCTTCTGCCCGTACCACCGCGCACCAAAACAGATAACCTCAGTAGAATCAATCAACTGCCCTATAGAAACATTTTGGTCCCACAAACCCCACACGTGCGCAAGGTTTGGTGAAGTTTCCAAATCCAAAAACAATATTTTCATGGCTCCCGTAATGATATTTTCATGGCTCCCGTAATGTCGGTTGGGTGTAAGCATACACGACTGATAAAATAATGTAGTGAATGAGCTAATAGATGGTTACGGGTGCCCAATCGACCCGATGGAAGCGCTAGAATGCGATTCCTGTCAATAAAAGGCAAAGAAAAACCCCCAGATTTTGGGGGTTTTTCCTTTTAGTACTTGGGTTTCCGTTTAGGTGCCACTGGCGGAACCTTTCTTGTAGTTAGCTACAGAGGTCAGCAATGACAGAATACCGGATAGTGCCGCCACACCGGCGATGCCCACCCAGTCAACATCAACAACGGTGATAACCTCTGAAGCCAAAATTACGGCCACAAGGGTTTGTGCAACAGTTTTCACTGCCCTCTCAAGTGAATATGATACGTAATCGCGCATGTTTTCCTTCCTTGTCGGAAAACAGCGTAACACACCTTTAGCGTTATCAGCTATTGTTATTAACATACTTCTGCAAACCAATAATAGTAGATTTGCCAGGCACCCCATTAATGCGCCCCTTATACAAACCATCAGCCTGCAACATGCGTTGAACCGCACCCCACGTTTGACGGCCCAAACTGCCATCCTCAGTGAGCTTAGGCTTGTCAGGCTTGGGTATGGCCTCGGGTTGCCCAAGGATGCTCTCGGGGTCAAAGTCGGTACCCCAACTACGGGACCGCCTGGTCTCAAAATGTAAATGAACCCCAGTACTTGCACCGGTCGTGCCCGTATAAGCAATTACCTCGCCACGTTTTACCTTCGTGCCTTTGCGCAAAGGTGAGGGTTCGCGCAGATGGTAGTACACCGTCCACACACGAGGTTCACTATGTTCCAGGATAAGCGTGTACCCGCCACCTGTACGCTTGTTCAAGTCAGCACCCTTATGGACTACTTTGCCGTCAGCCGGGGCACGGACAAGCCCGTTGTAACCAACATCCACACCACGATGCTTCTTGCGCCTACCCGTAATCGGGTGCTTGCGATACCCCCAGGGACTACGGATACTCTCGCCATCAGGCCAGGGGTTAGACAGTTTCATTAGTTGCTCCTCCCGTGAAAGTTGAAAACAAAAACGTGGGGGCCCCAAA